ATGTAACGATCCATTCTAGTAAAGAAACTTATATCGAAAAATTTACTATGCACGATATTACTTTCAGTCCAGATGAAATCATTCATATTAAAGAGAATTCTTTTCACTCTATCTATCGTGGAGTGCCACGTTTAAAACCTGCAATGCGTACTATGGTTCTTATGAAAAACATGAGAGCTTTCCAAGATAACTTCTTCAAGAACGGAGCAGTTCCGGGTTTAGTACTAAAATCACCAAATACACTTTCTGAGAAAATCAAAGAACGAATGATAAGTTCTTGGCAAGCAAGATACCGTCCAGATGCAGGTGGTCGACGACCTCTCATCTTAGATGGTGGAATTGAAGTAGATTCTATCTCAAATGTAAATTTTAAAGATTTGGATTTTCAAACTTCGATAGCAGACAATGAAAAGATAATCTTAAAGGCACTTGGAATCCCTCCAATTATGATGGATTCGGGTAATAATGCTAACATTCGCCCAAATATGCGATTGTATTATCTTGAGACTATACTTCCTATTGTTCGAAAAATTAATTATGGACTGGAAAGATACTTTGGTTTTGAGTTGCGTGAGGATATTACTAATATTCCTGCCTTACAACCAGAGCTAAGAGACTCTTCCGCTTACTATACATCTTTAGTAAACGGAGGAATTATAACCCCTGCAGAAGCACGAAAAGCCTTAGGCTTCGATTTTGTAACGGGTACTGAAGAAATCCGCGTTCCAGCAAATATTGCTGGTTCTGCAACTAACCCTGACGAAGGCGGAAGGCCTGTCGAAGAACCGGAGGAATAATGGGAAGCATGAGACAAAGAGGTAGCGTCCTCGAAGCAGTATCAATGGTTATGTTAGAAGAGGGTAAAGTCCTTACTAAGCATGACTACGAACATATGGAAACACGAACTCCTGTAAGAGCAGGTATTGTACTAAATCATTTTGGAAGTTGGAGCCGTATGTTAGCTATTATGGAAACGAATCTTCCCGAAGTGTGGGCACAGATTAAGCTTAAGGAGAATCCTCCACCAAAGCCTAAGCCTGTACCGCCTAAAGCACCAAAGCCTGCTCCTAAAGCTGCGGTCAAGCCTGCTATTAAACCAGCAGTTAAAGAAGAGAAAGATGATGAATAAAATCTTTAATCTTACTTCTACTTTTAAAGCTCTCGAGAATGACGATGGATCTGTCATGATTCGGGGCATGGCAAGTACGGCTGACTTTGATCGCGCAGGTGACTCCATCTCAGCAGAAGCTTGGCAGAAAGGTGGACTTAAAAACTTTGAAAAAAATCCAATTATTCTATTTAATCATGATTATGATAGACCAATTGGTAGAGCAACAGGTATGAAAGCAGGCCCGGAGGGTCTGGAGCTAGAGTGCAAGATTAGTAAAAGTGCACATGGCAACGTAGCTGAGCTAGTAAAAGACGGTGTTCTTGGAGCCTTTTCCGTAGGTTTCCGAGTCAAGGATGCTGATTATATAAAGGAAACCGACGGATTAATGATTAAGGACGCTGAGTTATTTGAGGTATCGGTTGTTTCCGTACCTTGCAACCAAGCAGCTACTTTTTCGCTCGCGAAGTCTTTTGACTCTACTGAAGAGTACGAAGCCTTCAAAAAAACTTTCACAAATCGTGTAGATCTAGCAGGTCAGTCTCTGGCTAAGGATGAAGTTATTACTTCGGGAATAGCTAGTGACAACACACCTAAAAGCGCGGACATTAATTCCGCAGATCAGGAGATCAAGATGGATAATCAAAACATCGACTTGGAAGCTTTTGCAAAAAAGGTAGCAGCTGACACTGCCGCTCAAATCGCAATGAAGCAAGCCGAGCAAAAAGCAGCTGAGCAAGCAGTAGTAGAAAAAGCAGCTGAACAGGCTTCATTTATTGAAGCACAAGATATCAAAGTTAAGACTGGAATTCAGTCTGGCGTTGAAGCTCTTATGAGCGACGTACAAGCACAACTTACTGCAAAAGATGCAAAATTCGACGAAGTTATGGCTAAGCATAGCAAAGACCTCGAAGAGAAATCAGCTGAAATCACTGCTATGCAAAATAGCAAGAAGACTTTTGGTGACCGTGCTGGAAAAGGCGACGTATCTAAGTGGGGCTCAGAGTTCTTGAAAGCTCACCTATTGGGTGTTATGACTCAGAAAGGTATGCACACAGGCTTCGCTCGCGACCTGCAAGAAAAAGCTGGTATTGATTACACTACTAGTGCCGCTGACATTGATCAGGAAGTTTCTAGGCTCTTAGAGAAAGAAATTCAGAATGAGTTGAAAGTAGCTCGTTTGTTCCGTGAACTGCCTGTAAATGGTGCAGCTACTGTACTTCCAATCCAACCAGATGTTAACCCTGCTGTATTCCAGACAGGTGCTGCTGCTGCTGGTAACTTGGAAAATCGTGGAGCTTCTGATAACACGTTTAAAGTTAAGCAAGTAATTCTTAATGCTTATCGCTTGATCTCTAGTTCTTTCATGGACAACAACGTAGACGAGCAAGTCCTCATTAACTTGATGCCTATGCTAGTTGAGTCAGTTGCTCGTGCACACGGACGCGCAGTAGAGAACGCTATTATCAATGGTTCTGGTTCAATTACTGGTCTTGACGGCTATGCAGCTGCTCACGGCACTACTTTGGACGTATCTGACGCTACTCGTTTAACTTCAGCGTTGCTTTTAGCAGCTCGTGAAGGAATGGGTCGTTATGGTGTTAACCCAACTGACATGGCTTACATTGTAAGTAATGACGGTTTCTACGATCTGTTGAATGATGCAAACTTCCAGACTCTTGATGAAGTAGGATCTGATCTTGCTGCTCGAGTAACTGGTACTGTTGGAGCCGTTTACGGTACTCCAGTGATTGTATCTGAAGAGTTCGCAGCACCTGCAGTTGGTATTCCAGCAGCTCTATGTGTTAACACTCGTAACTATGTAATTCCTCGTCTTGGCGGCGTAACCGTTGAGCAGGATTATGAAGTTATGAATCAGCGTCGAGTAATCGTTGCTAGTCAAGCTCTTGGATTTGAAGAGTTGGTAGCAGGCGCAACTGGTCACGAGCCAGTAGTGAAAATCGACTACATCGCTTAATACTTAAAAGTATAGAAACGAGGGGGAGGCTTCCTCCCCTAAGTTTTTACTAAGGAACTTATATGGCAAATTTAATAACTTTAGAAGATTATAAAACTTCAGAAAAGATTGAAAGTACGAAGGATGATACTCGTCTAAATTCTTTAATTGCCTCGATAAGTACTTTAGTAAAAACTTATTGCAATAATGCACTAGTAGACTACTACAGTACCGATAAAACAGAAACTATCAGCGTTAAATGGAGCACTACCAATATCCAACTGGAAGGAAGCCCCATAGTTTCAATAACGAGTGTCAAAGAAAGAACTTCTTATGATGCTGCTTATACTACACTGACTACCGGAGCACATGAATACTACTTAGATCTTGATACAGACAGTATTGTTCGTACCACGGGTGCAACTTTTAAGAACTGGCCTCAAGGCCCCGGCTCGGTACAAGTCGCTTATAAATCAGGATATGCGGCCTGCCCCGCAGATCTTAAACTAGCAGTAATTGACTTAATTAACTACTATCATAAAGATGAGCATAAAGCTCGTCAGACTATGCAAGGCGCAAGTACTGCAAATAATAGTACTTCCAGTCAAAGTGATAATGTAGGCTTTCCAGACCATATTAAACGGGTTCTGGATTTGTATAAAAACTACTAATGGCTAAGCAAAGTTTAGATAAGTTACTTGAGGAGATAATAAAAAATGTTCATAAAACTTCTGCTACATATAGGAACTTTACAAGTAATAAAAGAATTCATGGTATTACAGTAAATGCTACAGATATTGCAAGTCAAGTAGAACAAGAATTTATGGCTTTGTTATCAGTAGAAAAGCTAGAGGCAGAAACAAAAGCATTTATACAAACAGAATCAGTAAAGTTTAGCAAGAAATTACATGCGGCATTTAAAAATTTTGATCCGAAGAATACAAAGTGGACAGAAGTGTCAAACCTTAGCGAAGATACAACAAACTTTACTTTTAATCTATCCCCTAAAGCAGACAAAAAGCCCTCTAGCGTGTTTAATGCTTTTAAGAAAGTAAAACAAGCAGAACAAATAGATTTTAATGCTAATTTAGAGGCAAGATTAAAGATAGAAAATGCCGATGTTGCTAAGTCGAGATCTAATCTGCCAGCCGCACAAAGAGGCTTTTTAGATATAGGACATGAAGGAGGTTCTTCAATATCTGCTCAAAGACTTGCAGCAGTTTCCAGTACTATAGGAAGATTTGAAATAACTACGGGAGACGGAGGTAGTGCAGGCCGTAATTTAAGTGCAGAAATACAGAAAGTATTAGACTCCATGGAGTGGTCTATAATAAAGTCCGAAGGAGATCCTAAAGATACTGTCTCTATTAAGATGGAAAGTAAAAAAATTAATAGAGATAATAAAGACGAGGTGCTCCACCTTAATAAAACTATAACTGCTATAATTGAAGAAATGAAGGAAGATATTACACTAAGCGAAGGATCAGATTCCTCTATTACTAGAAGGCAGAAAATAATACTAAAAGCCTTTTCAGATAAGCTAAAAGGAACTAAAGGAGTTAAATTAGTAGGCTTTAAAGATAAACTCGATCCTTCCTATAAAGGAAAGAATAAGAAAAAGCCCAACAAAGCCAAATCATCGGTAGCTTCTTTAGGAAGCAAAGGAAGTAAAAAAAGTAGAAGAAAGCGTCAAGCCAACAAAGGGGTCTCTAGTAGTCCTTTAGCTATGATAACAATGCTTAATAAAAGATTACCTGATACTGTAAGGAGCAACATGGGCGCACCAAAACTAGAAAATGTAACAGGTAGATTTGCAACAAGTGTAAGAGTTACTGATATAATGCAGACTCCTCAAGGTTTTCCAAGTATAGGCTATACTTATCAGAGAGATCCTTACCAAGTATTTGAAACCGGTAGCTCAGGGAGCTGGTCCAATGAGTACAGGGACCCCAGAAAACTAATTGACAAGTCTATTCGAGAGTTAGCTGCAACAGTAGCAACCGGAAGATTCTACACTAGGAGAATGTAATGGAACAAAGTAGGCAGTACACAACTCGACGTCTAGGTATAGTAGCAGCCCTTGTCGATGCGTTTAAAGATATTGACGGTACGGGATACTACTTAACTAATTTAGACCAAAATGTGTCTCCGCGCCTTAAGTTCTGGGATGAGGTAGAAGAGTTTCCCGCTTTGCATTTAAATGCTGGCTCTGAGACTCGTCAGTACCAAGCAGCAGGACGCAAAGATAGATTTCTATCTGTAACTATTCGCTGCTATGTAAAAGAAGAAGACTCAGTAGCGGCTCTAGATGCTTTACTAGAGGATGTAGAAACTGTAATAGAAGAAAACTCAAGAATTAGGTATAAAGATCGCAATAATGTTGATCAATATACACAACAGATCACAGTCATTAGTATTGATACAGATGAAGGTGTACTTGAACCACTAGGAGTAGGAGAAATGCTCGTAGAGGTTCGATATTAGAAAATACTGGCACGAACAAAAGTTCACGTCCATGTCTTTTCAAGATAACATAGGAGAATAACTATGGCAAATGATTTATTTTTTAGCAGAGACACCAAACTGGTTGTAAAGTGCGACTCAACCTTTTTTGAGATTCCAGTATTAGATGGTTTCTCTTTCTCTCAAGCAACAAACTCATCAGAGGTAACTCTGTCCGAAATGGAATCCACAGCGGGTGTATCGCGTCGAGGTCGTAAGATGTTCAACGACTCTATGGCACCAGCCGAATGGTCTTTCTCAACTTATGTACGACCCTTTTTATCCACGGTAGATGCTGTAACTGTTCCTACCGGACTTGGATGGGATGGTGATTCTGCCTCCGTTCACGCAGTAGAGGAAGTTCTCTGGGCAGCTCTAGTTGGAACTGCCGAATTTACGGAAGGTACAGCTTCTGCTGACGCTTCTTGGGATGATAATATTACTTATAACACTACGGCTGATGCAAGTTTTGACACAACTACAACCGAAAGAATGAAAATTGATTTCTTAGGGTCTAACAAATCTTCGTTAAAGGAATTAGAAATTTACTTTATTATGGGTTCAGGGGCTTATAATGCAGGCACCCACCAAGTATATAAGCTATCTAAAGCAGTAGTTAACTCTGCAACAGTAGATTTTGATATTGATGGTATTGCTACTATTAACTGGTCAGGCTTTGCTTCAAACATTACTGATGAAGGTTCACAACCTACAGTAACTGTTGCGGAAGGCTTATCAGCTACTAATAACTTTATTCGAAACCGTTTGACTACTTTAGCGGTTAAGAACGCGGCTGGGTCTCCTTTCGCGGCTGTTTATACTCTGACTCTGACAGGTGGTAGTGTTAGTTTTGAAAATAATATTACTTATCTAACTCCAGACACGATTGGTGAAGTAAATAGTCCTATCGGTCATGTAACTGGTACTCGTACTATTGGAGGTAACTTTACTTGTTACTTGTCTAACTCATCAGCTGGAAGCTCAGACTTGTTCGAAGACCTAGCCTCAGCTACTACTACGGTAACAAACGACTTTGACTTAACCTTCCATATTGG